TGCAGCAGGAGACTGCGGTAGTCCTTTATTAGCTACATATGGATATAAAACTTTCTTAGTTGGTATTCATTGTGCAGGTACTAATGAATATGGCTATGCTTGTAAAATAAATAAAACACAATTTGATAATGCTCTAAAAGAGTATCAATCAACTAATATTTTAATTGATATTACTTCAGAAGGTAGTTTCAGATTAAAAGACGAAGGAACTATAGTTAATGTTTCTCCACGTAGTCCATTAGTATATGAAGATATTCCATCATTATTAGTTTATGGTAATATTAGTAACTATTCTCCGATTTCACCTAAAAGTACTTTAACAAAAAGTATTTTATTCAATCATGTTGATGAATTAATTAATGTTTCTCCACTTCTAGATGGACATCCTAAATATCTAGCTCCTAAAATGAGATCTTTTAGAAGAGATGGTGTTTTTTATTCTCCTGAAAATAATTTTGTTAAAAAAGTAGGGGTTATAACTTCAGCTTTAGATAATTCTATTATGGAGAATGTTATTATAAGTACTACATGTAATCTTCTTTACAAACTCAAAAAAAGAAGGAATTACATCCCTCAATCCAGTTCCATTAGATATTGCTCAAAACGGCTTTCCAGAAAATTTCTATTATAGATCAATGAAAAACAGTACTTCTGGTGGATTTATGTTCACCGGTAAGAAAAGTAAATATATTGATTTTACTCCTAAAGATTTTAAGAAAGATGCTGTTACTCCTAAACCAGAAGTATTAATTCAAGTTCAGGAAATAATAGATTCTTATCTTAAAGATGAGACTTCACATTCAATAGTTGGAGCTCAACTTAAAGATGAACCAAGAAGTTGGGATAAAGTTATTAAAGGAAATACTCGTATGTTTGCTATGTCTTCTTATGATATGACTCTTGTAAATAGAATGTATTTATTGCCTTTTTATAGTATGATGTGTGAACATCGTGATATTTTTAGTACTAAAATTGGTATTAATATGCATTCTGATGAAGTCGACAAAATGTATAATACTTTAAAGAATTTTTCATCTAATATCATGGAAGGAGATTATGGCGGATATGATACAAGTATGCCAATAGGTATAGGTTTTATGTCTAACTCTGTTGTTTATACTGTTTTGAAAAAACTAGGTTACAATGATCATTCATTACAAATTGTTAAAGGAATTTTAACTGAA